ATAAACTTTCCACGTTTCCTCCTAGGAGTTGAGGTGTCCAGTTGCTTCTGTTCCGAAGAGAGGACTGGCTTTCGGTTTCCTTCCGAATTGATTCTTGGCACTGCAAGCAAGGCAGGCGAAACCAGCCTGGATCATGGCTTGACCTTCCTGTCCGTTAGGGCTCTGGAGGACTGACATGTGCTTGAGCTGGATGACTGGGGCGAAGTCTTTTCCTCCGCAGACGAGGCAGACGATGTCGTCGAGAGTGTTGACGTTGACTTGGGCTTGAGGTTTCTGCATTAGTGTTCCTTTCTTTTCCATGAGTAGATTCCCCACAGCGCAAGGAGAAAGTAGATAGCGAAGAGTGTTCCCTGGGCTGGTAGTCCTTTCTTGAAGTCGATGATCATCCAGGTGAAGTTAGTCACTGCCCAGATGTAGAAGCAAAGGTTGTTCTTCTTGATGTTGAGGATGACTCCCGCGATGCTTGCTGCTGAGGTTGTCCAGGATAGGAGTTCAAGGTTCATGCTGCTCTCTTCCTTTCCATAACCTCGACCATGCGTTTTGCTGCGAAGGCATAGGCTTCCTGGGAGAGATCCCCGCCGATGGCAGTCATGTTTCTGTGGATGGCAGCCTCGATGGAAGCTCCAGAGCCCATGAAAGGATCATAGAGTTTCTGACCAGGGAGAGCGCTTCGCTGAAGCAGGTTGTCTAGGAGCTTGACTGGTTTCTCGTACTGGTGGACTTTCTCTGAGAGAAGGACCGGGGGAACTTCTATCCAGTTCGGCATCCCTTCCTTGACAAGCCTCGAAGCTTCCTTTCTGGCATAAAGGATCACTTCGTAGCAATCGCTAGGCCAGTGAGTTGGCGCGTTACAACTTCCAGTAGTTCTTTTAATCCAGATAATTGGCTTGACATAGCAGTTAAATCCGGCGTTGAGTAAATCTATATGACTCTTGAGCGAGAAAATCGTAAACCCTAAGAGCTGGTTCTGTACTGTCGTCGAACTTGTAGTGAGTCGAGGACTGTCCACCGGTTTTACCTCCCGCGCCGATCATCAGTTTGTCGTGTTCAATGCCGTAGAGTGGATCTGTCAAGAGGATGTCAATGCTGTCGCTTGGGATCGTTGTCATGTAGTCGAGGGAGTCACCCTGGTAGAGCGTGAAGGGGTTCTCTGTCGTGGCCAGGATTTCCTCGTAAGCCTTGATCCCGGAGACTGCGTGCTGAAGCTTGTTGATAGCCTTGACAGCTTTCTTGATGTCGCTTTTTTTCTCCACGTTTGCAAGCTCTGGGAAGTCCTCTATGATCTTGGCGATCTTGATTTCCTCTGCGACCTTTGCTATGGAGACGCCGATTTTGTTTGCTGTGTCTTGGAGAGTCCAACCGCCGGATGCTCCGCAGGAGGAGATGCCATACTGGGACTGCATCAGACTGTGGAGTTCCAGGACAGCCTTGGAGCGCTCGTTTGCTGTGAAGTCTTTGCGATGGAGGTTCGCTTCGAGTTCGAGTTCTTTCATCTTGACTGGATCAACGGTGTCGTAGTAGACGCAGAGGACAGGCTTTATTACTGGGAGGATGTTGCCGTGCTTGGCGATACTATCTGAGAGGGCTTGCAGGTCACCGAAGTCTTCTCGGACTCGGGTGTTGACCTTGACTTGCGTAGGATCGAGGAGGATGGTTTCCACGAGGAGTGTTTCCTTTCTGTTCTGGAGTCGTCATAAGATGTTTAGCTTTCGCAGGACTTCGAGCTGCTGTGAAGAAAGTGTAATCGTTGGTGTCTTCTCTCCTTTCGCTTTCTTAGTTGTCATGGTTGTTGTCTTGACCCGGCACGGTGCTGGTGTGTCGAGATCGCGCTGTCGCGCCATAGAGTAATCAAGGAAGACTGCTCTCTGCATGTGCGGTGGGAGCTGAGAGAAGTTGAATTTAAGATCGGGGAGTCTCAAGTTTTGCTACCTCCTCTTCTATGTTTTCTCCACAGTTTGGGCAATACTTGGGTGCTTGTTCTAAGTTAACTTCGATATTACCGCACTTAACAACTATTATTTCTCTACCAAAGTAGGAATCTTCGAATACTGTGTGAACTAGCGTAGAACTATCCTCCTTGGTTTTGTTTTCTCTGTCACCAGGATATTCTATCTCGTAGTCATGGTCTGGTGCTCCGCCACAAACGCAGTCCCAATCTACCATACTTTCCTCCTTCCAGTAAAGATTTATTTATTGAATTACAGTTGGTTAAGTTGCAGGAGTCAGGCTTATCCTGCTACCGGGATGGCTCTCGCCTCTGTTTCATCGCTTCTGTGTAATGCTCCGCAGGCCCGGATGGTTTGAAGGTTTAACTTACTTACACACAACCTGATCCATGATCTTCAGGACTTCCGGGGAGAGTTGCTCCCAGGTCTTCGGGAAGGGGTACTTGGTGATGATGATTTGTCTGTGAGAGATCAAGACTCTGTCAACGTCAGGAAGCTTAGAGAGCCTTCCCTGGATGGACTTGCCCAGGTCGCTGGCGTTGTCAAGGGTTTTGACATCCACGGCCTGGAGGTCTTTGCCCTTCGTCAAGGCTTCTGCCACGTTGAAGATCATGACAGGGTAGTCACCGCGCGGGAGAACCTGGATGGAATATTCGTAGCAGTTTTTAGGTCCTGCTTTGAAGGGATTCTCCTTCTCCGCTGCGAGAGCATAAGCAGCAATGGCTACGACCAGGAGCATGAGAACAGTAGCAGTAACGTATTTCATGACAGCCTCCTAGTCAATGTCCTCTTCCCGGCGTTTCATGTTCTGGGCCTTCATGCTGGTCACGCCCTGGTAGGTCTCAGGCCCCAGCTCCAGCAGGACAGGCAGGCCAATCCAGTTGCCCTCGGCGATCTCAGTCTGGATGACAGTCATGTTTTTCATACTGATCTGCATTCCGTCTGCGAATTTCTTCAGCATGTTGATCTTGTTCTGCCATTTGTCGGAGCCGCCTTTGGTGGTCTGGCCTTTGTCGCTGGCCTTGGCAAGCCAGTTGAAGAAGGTGTATTGCTTGCCGTCGACAGGGGTTTCTCCGTCAGACATGTAGCCACCGTTGCCGTCGAGGACGATCTTCCAGGAAATGCAGCTGCGCTCGGGCAGGAGGGTGACTTCAGAAACGCGCCCTTTGTACCAGCCCTTCCGCATCAAGGGCTCGGGCTTGAAATCGTCTTCCAGGTCGAAGCTGGAATCCATCTCGCCGTTGGTGTTTTCTTCTTCGGGAACAGGGACTTCGTTGTTTTTGTTTTGTTCAGTCATTTTTCTTTTCTCCTTTTAATTTTCCGTCTTCGATGAGTTTGTCCAGGGCTTTTTTCAGTTCGTTGTAGTCGTTGGGGAGTTTGTCAGGAAGTAGTCGAAACTTTCCAGAGTAGAGACTCCGCGCTTTGTAGACTCCTTTCGTTACGAGGTTCATGTGGAACTTAGTGACGTTGCCGACGGTGACAGTTTCGCAAGCATAGATCTCGTTGAAGAGCCCAGGGATTTTGACAGAGAGGTCTCCCTGGATTTTAGGATCGGCTGAGATGATGTTGCCTTGCTTGTCTTTCTTAAAGTCCCAGTGACATGAGAAGACAAGGTTGCAAGGCCAGGAGATTATCATCCGGAGCTTAGCTTCCATCAAGTTCTTGACGATGTTGAAGTGGACGTTCCAGATGGGGCCTTCGTCGTCGCCTTTCTTCGGGTCGATCTGAAGCGCGCGCTGCATAGCGATGTCTTGCATGGCTGTGATGCTGTCCACGACGACAGTGGCGTACTTCCCGGCCTTGACATCCAGTGCGACTTCACGGATGACTTTCTCCAGCTTGACCCATCCCTGCGCTGACATGGGGAACTGGTCGTAGTAGACATCATCTCGCTCGCGGTAGCCCAGGATGTGCTCGTCGAAGTCGAAGACGTAGATAGGACCTGGGCAGGTGGAAGCAAAGGTGGACTTTCCACTTCCGAAGGGGCCTATCAGCATGGCCTTGAGCCTCTCGCTTTCGACTGTGGCGTCAGATGCTTTCATTGGCATTGTTGGGTTCCTTTTCTTTTGTCAGTTCTTGTAGTTGCTGTTTCAGGCAGTTGAGTTCTTTCTTTGTCTTTTCAGTTTCTTCGTGTTGTGTTCTGAAGAGCCTTTCGTAGCGTTCTGCTTTCTCTTTTGTTTCTTCCAGGATGTGCTCTTCTATTTCTTCTGGTTCGTCGATTACTTTCTTGGAGAAGACGACAGAGATTTCATGTGTTTCGGCAGGGATGAAGTCTTTGCCTGATTTCTTGACAGGCTGAAAGTGGTGAAGTTGATTTAAGTCAAACTTGTAAGGAACTGCGAACTCGTAGTAGCCGAAAGAAACGATTGCTGCCATGGTAGTAATCTCCTTCCTTCTATAGATTCTTCGCCGGGTCCCAGTGATCCCCGACATGGTAGTTCTCGAAGCCCCTGATTTCCAGGGTGTGGCGTGTTTCTCTTTCCGTCAGGTTCCTGTCACAGATGTCAGAGAAAGAGCACCTGCCGTAGGTGTAGCAAGAGCCGTGCTCGCAGGGGAAGTTGTCATGGTCAATGGCGAGCATGATTCTCTGAGCGCTTTCCAGGAAGTTCTGTCTCCATGAGTTGATGTCGTCCTGGGAGTAGATCATGGGGACGCGGCGGAATTCGATCTTGGGCTTGCCGTATTCGCCAGTGGTTTTGCTTTTGTAGGCGCTGAGATGGTGCAGTGTGATAAAGTGACCCTCCGGAATCTCTTCCAGGACTTGACTTCCAGCATAGGTGTAGCCGATGCTCTGTGCGCTGCGTTGGAGTCTGCTGAGCTGCGTTGACATTGGCTGTCCAGTGGTCTTGTGATCCAGCTGCCAGTACCGTCCGTCGTAGTAGATTTCCATGTCAATAACGCCAGTGAACCAGAAGGGCTTCAGATAGGGGAAGCGGTGTTGTTCAGCAGGGGAGAGAATCATAGGGAGCTTGAATGGTTGCTCGACTGCGATGACTTTCAGGTGATTTTCATCAGCCACGAACTCGTTGATATAGCACTGGAACGCCTGAAGGAGATTCTGGAGGGTTCGGTAGTCGTTGTACCAAGTGAAGTGTTGTCTTGTTTCTTCTTCCCAGGAAGTATTGGCTTGGAGAATTGCGTCTGTGATAGCTCCGCCGTCGTGGGTCCAGCCGTGGTCTTTGATATTCGCGTAGAAGGCTTCCATAGTCCTGTGCCAGACAGAGCCGTAGCGAAGAGCGCTGGAGCCTTGGTCCGGTTTCAGGTCGAGGATGTGACTAAGGAGGTATTTGCGGAGGCACTGATGGGCTGTGTCTTTACTGGAGTAGTCCAGCTTCAGGGAAGAGTCGTCCGGGGTTTGGTAGGTGAGTAGGCCTGTCATTATGTTCTCCATTCCTTTGAGAAGCTCTGCTGGTGTTGACACCGGCTTCTGTTGGAGTTGTTTGATTGTTGCTAGGACGTGTGGGTGGGTTGGTGTGCTGGTCGTTTATTTAGGAACTAGGAGCCTTCCTCCAACACATAGCCAACCCACCCTGAAGTCCAGGTGGACTGAACTGGAACTACACGCCAGGAACGTTGATGCCGATCGCTTTCAGCGCGGCAATTGCAGCGGCCTTCTCAGCCGGGGGAAGCTTCGCCAAGCCGGAGGTGATGTCGTTGACAGAGACCTTCGGGGAGGCAGGGGCGCGGACGGTGAGCTCGCCTTTGAGCAGGCCT